GTGGTGATTTGGCTTGTGGTTTCGGGTGTCTTACCTCCGGGGGGATGCTTTGTTAGTTTTCGGTGTGTCGTTTTTTTGCTAGTTGTTTGAGGTAGGTTGGGTTTATTTCGCCTGCGTCTGCTTGTTTGTGGTGCGTGACGCATAGGCAGATCAGGTTATCATCGTCGGTTAGTAGGTCTGGTGCTTGGTTGAGTTTGATTATGTGGTGTACTTCTAGTCCTTTGGTTGTGATTGTTCCTTTGTCTTTGCATACTTCACATAGGTGGTGCGCGTCTTGTTTGATCTGGTCGCGTTTTTTTTGCCATTTGTATGTGTCTCTTAGGTGGTCTGTGCTTGTTTTATGGTAGTGTTTTGCTGGTTTTTTGGGGCATATGGTGTTGATGTCGTGTATGTGTCCGCAGTATCCGCATGCTTTGAGCATGGTTGTGTCCTCTCCTTATATGGTTGAGCCTATGTCCTGCGTTGTGCGGTGTCATAGGCTCATGGGTTACTTGGTCGTGTTATCGTCTGTTTTGGCTGTTGCGTGGCTGATTCCGATTAGTGATCCGATCAGTACGCCGATCGCGTTGATTGTCGCTACGATTGCGTCGGTATCGTTCCATCCCCAGACGCTTCCGAGCACGCCGATAAAGGTGGCTAGTGCTGGGAAGGCGATCAACCCAGCCCACTTTAGGGTTTCATATGCCTTGGATGGCAGGAAGTATGTTTTATCGTCCATTATTGTTCCTCCTTTTTCAGTGCTTGCCGATTATAGTGATGATGATCAGCGTTACGCAGATAATGCTTGTGATTGTGATTGCAGTGTTCATGGTTTTGTCCTTTCTGTTGGTTCTATTCTAGTCTGATAGATGCACTACGGCTTTGCGTTGTGCAACGTCCATGTTGGCTTGGGCTTCATGCACTTTATCCCGCGCCGCCTCAACATTTCCGTTGAGTTTGCCGTGCTGCAAGGCGATTAAACAGATTTCGTTTGCCGCTAGGCTCGCGTCTATGCCTTTTAGCATGGCCTCATAAAGGTATTGTCGCTCGTTGTGTTGCTGGTCGCGTTTTGCTTCCATCATTGCTTGCTGTGCGCGGTATTGTGCGTCTTGCATGTCGCGTTGCTTCATTCTGTTTTGTCCCGAATAGCTTATGATCGCTACGAAGATGCTTGATACTGCCGCGCAGCCGCTTGTTACGATGGCGACGATTACCTCTGTGCTAAGTCCCATGTTTTTCGACCTCTAATCACTCGCTTTTTCTAATTGTGATTATAACGTGATAATTGCGGGATTTGCGGGAAGTTTCGCGTGCTATAATTGTCGTGTACTCATTTTGGGTATTCCTTTCGATTGTTTGGTTGAGGGCACGGCTTGCCGGTCGTGCCCTTTTCTTTTACTTTTGGAGCAGTTCAGGCTCTGGAATAGTCACCGCCGTACCGTCGCTCCAAAGAAAACATCTCCCCCATTTTGCGTGGTCTATCGGTATCTTGTGCGGATCGTCCCAAGCGTGGACTAGCCAGCCATGCTCGTAGGCTTCCTTTGGATGAGCATGTATCCACCGATGGCAATCTTCGCACACGTCAATAAGATTTGACGCGGTGTGTTTCTCAGCCTTAGATGCTTGCGATCGTAGTTTCCTGTGGTGTCGCGCTCCATACACGATATAAAGCGATTTTCCGCATCTTGCGCAACTTCTGCCGTCTCGCTGGTCTACGATTTCACATGTTTCGCTACTTGGCTGGTCTAGCTTCCTCATTATACCCTCGTTTGATATCATCTCTAATCAGCGCCTTGATGAATCCTTGCTTGTTGGGCACGCTGTCGAGATGTTTGATGATATCCGCGTCATTATCCGAGTGGAGCCAGAGATGATATTGTTTTCCGGCTCTCTTGTGGTATTTTGCCACGTTTTTCGTCCGATTATTGCCCATTATTTCCTCCTAGGTATGCGATTAGTATCGTGAGTGCGATTACGATAAACGTTGGTACAGCATCAAGCATTGCGTTTGCTCTTTTCGTATTCGTTGATTATCAACTTGATTTCTTCAGGGTTGCATTGCGGCATGAGTGGCGCGATTTCGTTGAGCGCATAGCCGTTCTGATGCCATTTGATGATCATGTCTTGCAATACTTTTTTCATGTTTTTCTCCTTAGAATAGTGGGGTTTCTTCCGGGTCATAGCATATGCCATGCAAGCGTTCGAGGAAATCGTAGGAGGGGTTGCGCTCCAGTGGCAGTTTATCCTTTTGCACGCTCTCCCAGAATTCATCGACTTCGCTTTCGATCAGGTCAAGCAGGTATTCGTCGCGCTCTACGGTACGCTCAAGGATCCTGCTGTTGCCTATCATGGCGATCAGTTGCGCTCGCCGGAAGCCGCTGACCGCCATATAGTGCAGAACTTGGCACGCATAACTTTCGGGAACGCCGCCCATATCCCATGTGTGTGAGTTAAATCCGCCTACCGTCTTGATTTCCAAGACTTCCTTCATGCCGTCTCGGCATGTAATAATGCCGTCCAGCGATGCCTGCCGCCACGGTTTCGCTTCGTCTTGGAGCATGTATAGTGGTTCTTCAACTTGCACGTCAGGGTGCCGATAGGCGTATTCCTTGCGCAATGCAGGCTCAAGGGCATTACCGAGAATGACGCACGGCTTATGACTGATATCTTCGGGCTTTGCCCTGCCTGTCTTCTCATTCCAGAGTTGCTCGATGCTTTTCCATCGGTTTACGCCCATGATCACGCCAACGTCTGATCCGCCAACTCCTTTATCGCGCTGCTCATGCCATGCCTTGCTGATTTCGTCAGGCGTACCGGTGAATCGGATTTCCTTGGCTGACATTTATCGTCCTCCGATAGGTTGTTTCACTCTCATGCTCATGATTGTTCCTCCTTGTATGGGTTTTCGCTTGTGTATGGCGGGAAGTCGCATTCTTGGTCTTTCCAACCAGCCGCGTAGCCTTCCCGCCATGCCTTGCGACGCTCGTGTTCCAACCATTCCAAGCTGCACATAGTTACCTGTTCGTCGTGTGTGATACAGCTTTGGGTTGTTTCCTCTCTCATGCTCAATTCGTTCTCTTTCCGTTCGCTTTGACCATTGCCCAGAGGATTTCGCTTGCCGGACGCCGCCTGTATGACAGGTCGTTGTATGACTGCACATGGCCGAGAATCAGTTTCGAGCCGGTCGAATCGGGGGTCAGGATCGCGTTCACTCGCTCGGGCACTATTTTCTGCCATACGATCTCGTCGCACAGTTCCTTCGTGCAGACCAGATAGTTCTGGTCGCCGTAGAACGTCAGGCCGTTTCCGCTCGTGAAGTCAGCCATGCATGACTTGACCTCGTAAAATCCGAAGCAGCCTTTCTCCACGCTTGTGGGCACTGGCTCGCCGTGGATGTTCTTCGGGGTGAAGCCCACGTAATCCACTCGCCGCTCGTCAGGCGTGTTTCGGTCGAAGTTGACCTCGCTCGCCCAAAAAGCGGTCTGATTCTTCAGACGCTTCTCTACCAGCTCAGATAGCATGGCTGTAGTTTCAGCTCTGCTCATTTCACCTCCTCGCGTCTGCCATGATGCACATCAGGGTTAACTCCGGAACGTCATCATAGCTGTCAAGCATGTCTTCCGCGGCAAGGTCTACGAGGGCTTCAGCCGCTTCTTGTTGGTCGAATTCTTCCCAAACGCCGGGAATGTCCTTGTAGTGGGTCTCTAGCCATTCGTAGGCGGTAGCGACGTTGATTTCGGTGGTCATTTTGGGTTCCTTTCTAGGTTGTTTCCTTGTTTGCAATTCTTACTATACACCTATATATGGACTGACACCCTCAAACACGACACCGTGACTCATATTTCTCGACGCCGCGCACGTAATCGACACTCATGTCGACGATTTTGGCGACAGTCTCAGGCGGATAGTCAAGGTCGAAAAGATAATGCACGGCAATCCGGTAAGTGCTTGATGCCGTATCGTGCGGTGTCGGCTTTACCCTATGCCTCTTCGCCATCTTCAATCCCTCCAATCATGCGGCCAAGTGCTTCGATACGCCTGCGCCAATCATCCGCTTCGAGTTAGGCTTCGGCTTCCTCAACTCGGCGATTTCGCCAGCCATCGAGTCCATTATCAGGCTAGCCGTGCGTTTATCGTCCTCAGCAAGGGCGATTTCGCGTTTTCGTGCTTCGTCGCGTCGTTTCCAGTTGCTTCGGGTTCCTGTCTGTGTGTGTGCTGTGGTCACGCCGCTGAAATTCGCTTTCATGGCTACTCCTTCAATGGTGGTGGGCAGTCTTAGTCGCGTGGGACGAACCGCACGATCAACCATAGGCCGGTCAGCAGGTAGATGACGCTGACGAGGACGGTCGCGGCCTGCGAGTCCGCCGTCCGCCACGTGAACAGCAAAGTAGCCGACGCGGTGCAGGCGATGATGGCGAGCAGGGTCTTGATGCGGCGGAGCGTATAGTTCGGTTTCGTGTTTCCCGCCTGCCCGTTGTCACGGGGGTGGTCATGGCTGGTCATTTGTCTGCCTCCAGTCCTTTTCATCTTGTGTTTCCTGCCATTTCGTTGAGCGCGTATGCGATGCCTTCGATTTCCGCTGGCGTGAAGTCCGCGAGGGTGATGTCTTGGATGTATTGGGTGCCGTCCACGAGGCTGGCGCTGCCATCCTCGTGGAAGCGGATGTAGAAGCCGCTTGACGCGAGCAGCAGGCATCCGGGTTCGTGGAGTGTCGGCGGTTTTGGCGGGTTGAGTGTCGGGTTCATTTGGTTTCTCCTTTTGCTTTTACGATGGATTCCAGTACTTTGGTGAGGGTTTCGATGGTGTCTGCGCAAGCGTCGAGCAGGTCGTCCACTTCGTCGGTGTCGTAGCCTTCGCGGAATCGGTGGACGGTTATCTGTGCCATTCTCACTTCCTTTGGTGTGAGCATCAATCGTCCATCACCTCCAAGCCCTGTATCAGGCTCCGTGACTGGCCGCGTTCCAAGTGCATCGCCGGAATGACTAGGCGCATTCTCAGCCGCGCTTCGTTCTGGGGGCGTGGGTATCTTTTGCCGCTCGCCCAATCCACGAGCTGCGGTTGCGTGCATCCAATCTTTGCTGCGGCTTCCCGCTGGGTGAGGCCAAGCATCATGATGGCCGCGTTGATTCGTGCCGCCAGTGTGATTTCCCCGTACACGTCTGCGAGTCGCTGCGGCCTCCATGTCCCGGCTTTGGTTTTCATGGCCAATTGGCCGTACCGGTTTTGCCAGATTTCGTGTGGCGAGTCGCCATAGCTTATGCCTAAGCTTACGATTGTCCAGTCTGGCCTGTGCTTGCTCCACATTTTTGTCCTTTCGGTTGGTTGGGGTGGAGGGTTGCGCGGTTGCCCCCGCCGCTATAGTTGTCACCAAGTCCGTGCGAACTGCTCGACCTATTCAGCGGCGTCGATGAGGAACGCTGCGTAGAACCTGCCGTTATGATAGGAGTCGCGCACTTTGAGCGTCGCGTCCGGATAGTCCTTGCTCATGATCGCCAAGGCTTCGCGCTTCGCGGCCTTGAAGCCGTCTCCACTGTGGTGTTCCATGCGGAGCGAGTGGCGATGATAATAGCCGTCATTGTCCACAGTGCTCCACTCAAGAGTAGCCATCTGCACAGGCTGTTCGGCGTCGAACTTGTCGGCGGTGTAGTCAAATTCGCGGGTAATCATTTCTTTTCCCTTTCCTTGTTTGGTTGATAACTATGATATTACTCGCCATCATGGAATGACACGCCGAAGGCATGAAAAAAGGCGGCACGCCTAGGACATGCCGCCAAATCAGGAAACCGCCACACACTCACAAGAGCCGGTCGAGTAATCCCTCGTACATCTCATTCAATTGTATCGCACACCGGGCAGGAATCGCACCTGCGCCTGCGGTTTTGGAGACCGCCATGCTACTACTGCACCACCGGCATGAGCAAGTGCCGCCGCGAGATGGCACAGGGGACTGTTCCCGCGCTTAGGCGGGACAGCTGGCTAGTGCCGCTCCAAAAGGGACGACACCGTGGACTGTTCCCACATCAAGTAGGTCAGCTCAGTACACATGGCAGGTTTCGAACCTGCTTAAACGTCCACTCCAGTGGATCGCTCGTGCTATCCCCATGCGCCACATGCGACCAGCCGGACAACGCCCGGCTTTATCACACGGTATCCAGCTGTGCGCACAGCTGGGTACCGGCTAGCACAATCAATTATACACGCTTGACAGGCTAAAGCTGAATTCCAGCAAGATGGGCACGCTCCGCAAGAACGTTGATATACGCCGCCATGATATGAGTCTGAATTTCAAGCAACCCAACCTGAGAAACCGCCGATTCATCGATGACTTTGCCCTCATTAATGTCATCAATGAAGCTTTTAAGCCGCTCGTACCGCTCATTAAGCTCACTGTATTCGTCCCTGAGCCGATCCTGCCAATCCATTCAAATCCTCCTTGTTGTCACTGATAATCATAGTCCTTTAATCCATCGTCTGAGTATCTTGGCCGGGCTGGTGCGCTCATAATGCAATCGCCTTGCTATCGTCTCCCACGACTTACCCTCCAAGAAGCGCATGATGCAGATCAGCCGCACTCGATCATCAGGCACTGAGATGATCCACGCCATCAAGTCGAATCGCTGCCGCTCCACACGCTCCAGATGCTCGGCTAGTAATCGGCGGCATGATGACTCAAGCTCGCACGCTATCAGCGAGCGCACACTCTCGCTCTCTGCTTTGAGGTTTCGGGCTTGAGCCAAGTCACGCTCAGTCACAATCCCAGAAGTCGCGCCATGTCCGCAGCATCATCACGCAGCTTCTTCTTCCTCCTATCCACGCCCTTGACCTCAACCGGGAAACACATTTCCAGCACACGACTGTAAATGCGCTGTTTGTCAATGCTGTTGGGGCGCATCAATTCCTCGGATGTGAGATTGGATGTGACGATCAGCGGCTTGCCGCTACGATATCTGGCGTCAATCACATTGAAGACCATCTCGTTCATGAATGGCGTGTCACGTTCGGCGCTTAGATCGTCAATCACAAGCAAGTCCAAACGATTCAGATCATCGAGGTAGCGCTGCTTTCCCTCGAACATCCCCTGCAAGGTGTTGGTGATTCGCGCGAAATTAGTCACCAAGCAGGGCCTCCCACGATTGATAAGCTCATTGGCGATGCACGCCGCGATATACGTCTTACCGCTGCCGACAGTGCCATACAGCAGCAAGCCCTTGCCGCGCTTCTTCATCTCCGCGAAATTATCCACATACTTGCGTGCGATGCTGGAGATTTTACTATCAGCGCCATCATCGTTCGCGAAAGTCCAGTTAGCCATCTCAGCATCTGGGAATCCCAGCTTGCGGAGCCGCCTCACTTCAGACTGAAATTCACGAGCCTTCCGCGCCTTCTCTTCCTCTTCCCTGCGCTTCATACCGCACTCGCAGAGGAAGTAAGGCTCCATGATGCCACCCCATGCAGCTTCAAACCGGCATTGCTTGGCGGTGTGGCACTTGCCGCAATAGAGCAACCCGTACTCGAAATAGTCGCCTTCCTCGTAATGGCAACCCTTGCTGGCCTTCTCGATCAATGCCTTGAGCATGTTATTTTCCATATAAAATCACTCTCCATTATTGCTTGTGCTTACGATCGGGAACCATGAATCGTCTTCGTCGGGTTCAGGCGGGCGGATAGCCACGCCATTAGCCCCGACATTGACTTTGTTTTTAGCGTTGAGGTATCCCTCGAATTTCGTGCCGAACAGCGTCTCAGGACGCAAGTACTGCTCCATCTTGCTATTATTCAGCCACTCACTGCACTTCCTGTCGATTACCGTCTTGAAGTCTTCGACAGTGAATCCTTCTTCTAGTCGTGCTTTGATGTGCTTGCGAGTGCTGGCTGTCGATGCCTTGTAGCGTGTACCGGCTTTGGCATTGAGGTAATCAACAATCTCGACATATATATGTTTATTATCTTGAGTTTTACAATCTGTGTTTATATCTGGTATAGGTTCGCCCTTTTGGGTACTTCCATTTGCCGAATCAGTAAAATCCATTTGCCCTTTTTGCCAAATGGAATTGCCCTTTTGGAAAAGTGCTTCTGCCTTATCGGTCAGCGCATACCACTTCGTCCTGTCATAGGCTACCTTGTTGTAGTTGCCTATGATAATAAGCCCAGCTTCTTCGAGCTTGGATATTGCGTTGCGGATAGTCTTTTCTGACATATATGGGAAAAGCTCGGCAAATGCCTTTATGCTGTTGAAAGTCCAGTATCGCCCATCGTAGAAGTTCGCGTCATTGGCGCGGTTATGGTCTACCCAGTACTTGATGTTTTGCAGGATAATAGCGGCATTGACACCATACTCTACAGCAATGTCAACGTCGAAAAAATGCGTTGCCATTATTACCTCCTAGGTAAAAAATTATCCCACTGACTATTACCGTTTGCCCCCGGTAACAATCAATGGGATATTGCATGTTGAGTTATCACTCCACGTAAGTGGGGCAACACTCAACATGGCGTTAGTTGTATACTATCACGTCTCCAAGACAGACACTCCGAACTTATGGGCGAACATCTTAGATTTCAGGCGGTAAACATCCGTGCGTACCCCTTTCACATCTTCTACGATCTCCTTGCCACTCTTAGCGTCAGTGTAAACAAAATCAGCAACATAGGTTGTCGGCCTGTAATGCTTGCCGTCCACATCGAAAGCCGGGATAAGCTCATACCGTACTTGCCGCTTCAGATCGCGGATAACACCGGCACGCTCCATAAGCTTCAGCTCGGCATACCTATTGGCTTCCTTCTTGGAATCGAATTTAATGCCGTCCAAAACGGTTTTCTGGGCATGATACTTGCTCTTCTTGCTTGGATACCACACGGCTACCTCCCTGTGCTCCCAAATCCGCCATCCCCACGCTCCGAACCGTCCAGATCCTCCACCACTTCCAGACGTTCATAAGCTACGGGGATGATCACAAGCTGGGTAATCTTGTCACCATCATGCACAGTGTAGGCGGAACGCCCATGATTATAGAGCTTGACGATAAGCTCGCCAGTATAGCCCTCGTCAATCAGCCCAGTGCTGGTGATGTTCTGCTTGACGTTCAAACCGCTCTTGCTGACGAAAAGCCCAGCGTAGCCGTGCGGCAACTGGGCGTGAACGCCTGTCTTGATTACCCGTGAACCATAGGCAGGGATAACATGCTCTCCAATAGCCTTGATATCGATTCCCGCGTCAGTATCGTGCGCACGCTCAGGCATGTGAGCGCCTTTATCAAGTGTGATCTTCATCTATATACCTCCTGTGTTACTATACTGATCGGCAAATGGCGGCAGTGGCTTTGATCAGTCACCACTGCCGCCATTTAATGCCGTCCACTTGTTAGAATTCCGGTTCTCCCCACGGGCCATCCACAGCCCCATACGAGCCGCCATATGAGCCGCCTTGTGATTGCGGAGCCTGTTGATGCTTGCAACCGCCTGCGTTAAGCGGAAGTTGGTCTACGACGAATTTCACACGACTATGCTTTTGTCCGTCCTTCTCCCAATTGTCCACTGCAACATGAGCCGTCAAGCCCACAGTGTCGCCCTTGTGACGATACTGTGCCAGCGTCTCCGCCATCTTGCCCCAAGCTTCGAAATCAAGCCACGCGGTATCGTCCTTCTTGAATCCGTTCACCGCCAACCTGAATCGTGCGACGGATTTCCCTGTCTGCGTCTGCTTCAGATCCACGTCACTGCCGAGCCTGCCGGTAAACGTGCAATTATTAATATCTGCCATTGTCATTGCCTTTCACTCTTCAGCGCTTCGAGTGTAGCGCCATAACCATCTTTCAAAATGTACTTGAGTAGCGTATCCGCTGTGCCCGCGTCGATCATCAGCCGCGTACCGTCAAAGCTTAACGTTGCCGATGCCTTCAGCATATCCTTCAACATCGCATTGTCTGCCTTGGTTTCCAATAGTCCCGCATACTCTTTCTGCGGTATCGTTACGAATTGATCTAACACTGTATCTTCCATTACTCGTTTCCTCCCTCAGTTGGTTGTGATTGTTGTGCTTCACGTTTCCGGTAGCAGTCACCGCACACGGTCATGCCTGTTTTAGCTCTAGTCCACTTCGCTACCGCTTCAGGCGGCATCTCACCACCGCCACGCTTAGCCATCGGCTTGATAGGATTATGGCACAAGTCACACATAATCGGCTGAGACTGCTTAGATTGCGTCCTGCGCTGGTATTCGTCCGTATCCGCATCCTTGGTGTCATCGATACAAAACAGCCCATTCAAGGCGTATTTCCGCGCATAGCTGGACGCTGTACCAGTCACCTGCGAATCGTCCATGCCCTTCTTCGATTCAGCTTCCCTAGCGAAAGCGGAATTGCAGATCATGTCGTTGCCGTCAGTGATTGCAGCAACGGATTTCACGTAAATGCGATTACCGACTGCGACCACATCATCGGTCAAAGTAAGCGTCAATCCAGCTTCGTGTAGCAGTGGTTTCACAGCTTCAAGGATATCTTCGCAACTACGGTAGTTGTAATGCCCGAAGCTGTTGGTCTGTCCCTTCGGCGCTTTGAGCTTGTACTGTATTTCGCCAAGAGCCTTAGTTAATTTCTCACTCATGGTTATTCCCTTCACTTAATCGAGATATTCTCGTGAGTTTCGATGGTAGCCATACCTTCCGGCACTCTACCGTCCTTAATAGCCGCCTTGACCGCTGTCTTATTGGGTTTCGGCTCGCTGTAAGTCAGCAGATCGTCAGCGTGTACCTCAGCCCAATCGGTAAAGCCTTCGGCAAGCTCCACGGTAGACGATTTCCGGTAGGACACCTTCAATCGTGGAGAGCTGAATTTGTCGCCATTCAGCGCATAATCCAGCAGGTGCTTCAGGCGCTCCGCCTTATTCTCCACCGCCTTACGACGTGCCGCGAGACTTGCTTCCTCTTCCTTGATGGCCTTCGCTTCGGCGGTCAAGTCCTTGAAATAAAGGCCGATGTTCTCCACCTTCTTGTCTCGCTCCATCTGCAAAGCATCGAAGGCTTCCTCGTCGCTGATCTCACCGGTCTCTGCATCGATAAGCGAGACGATGGCGGAATCGATATCGTAGATTGACATGCTCATAATGTTTCTATTCCTTCCTTATTGGCTAGTTCTTTTAGTTGTTCCGGCGTATAGTACACGTCGGCGTCCGGTAGCAGCTCGTTAATCAAATCGTAGAGTGCTGTCAAGTGTTCCTTCGTTGGTTTATGTCGTTCCGTCTGAATCACCCCCGAAGAGATAGTCAAGACCGGCATGACCATTTTTCACGGCGATCGCCTGTGACAGCTTGAGCATTTCATCAAGCCTCCACTCGCTAGAGCCATTTAGCAGCCTGTAGAAAGTCCCAAGGCTTACTCCTGCGGCTTCCGCGCACTCGCAAGTGGTCATGCCTGTGCGAGCTATCTCCGCTTTCAGATTCCGATACATGTGTTGCACCTCCCTCTAATGTGCGCGGTGTGCGCTCTTATGCGCTCACCTCTTGCACACCACTATACACCCATAAATTTCAAAATGCAACACATTTTAGCCAGATTTGCAAAAATTGCTATCAATTTTGCGCACGATTGTGTTTACAATGCAAATCGCACATGTTATATTAAAGAGGCGAAATACACGGAACGATGACGTTTCGACAAGAAAGGTGGTGAATCGACATGGCATTTTGTGACAATCTTCGCGCACTAATGAGCGCAAAAGGCGTATCACGTCGAAAAATGGCGAGCGACTGCGGGATCAGCCCATCGGCGGTTAATTCATGGTTCAACCGGAGCGCCGAAAATATCAGCTTGCCGACATTGCTCAAATTATCCGAGTATTTCGGTGTAACGATTGAAGAATTAGTGCATGGCACGCCGCAACGGGAGATAACTTTTTCAAACCGGATTTATACGGATAAAGAGCTAGAGGAAATACAACTATTCGCACAATTTTTATTACACCGACGAAAGGACTAGATGATGGATGGCATACGCAATGTACCTGCGAAAATCACGCATAGATGAAGAAGCGGGACTAGAAAACACACTAAGCAAACACGAAACAATGCTCCGCGACATGGCCGCGAACATGGGAATCCACATAGACGAAAAACACATATACCGCGAAATAGTCTCGGGAGAGAGCATAGACGCGCGTCCTCAAATGCAAAGACTGCTGAAGGCCGTCGAGATGGGACTGTACACCGGCGTCCTCTGCGTCGAGCTCGAACGCCTCAGCCGCGGAAACGGTGAAGATCAGGCGCGCATACTACGAACGTTCCAATTCAGCGGCACGAAAATACTGACATTGAACAAGATTTACGACCTTGCGGGAGACGATGAATTCGACGAGGAATTCTTCGAATTCGGTCTCTTCATGAGCCGCCGCGAATACAAGATGATAAAACGCCGCCTGCTGCGCGGCAGACTGCAAGCGCAAAAGGACGGGTATTTCATCGGCAGCACACCGCCATACGGCTACGGGAAACGCAAGGACGGAAAAGGCTGGACACTATGCCCGGAACCACACGAGGCGCAAGTCGTGCGCCTCATATTCGACCGATACGCTCAAGGAGCAAAGATCAACGACATACTGCGCGAACTCCAAGCATCAGGTGTCAAACAACGAACAGGTAACGACTTCACCCGCACACGAATCGGCGAAATACTGCGAAACCGAACATACCTCGGGGAACTGCAAACCAAACGAAAAATAAAAAACCGCCGGATAATCGACGGCGAGATAAAGGAAACATACGTTAGAAACAGCGGCATGGAATACGTGCAAGGCCGACACGAGCCGATAATCAGTGTAGCCACGTTCGACCAATGCGCCGCACGGCTAAAGACGATGGAGACGCGCACACGCCACGCACACACCAACCGCAACCCGCTCGCATCGTTGGTCATCTGCTCACAATGCGGCAAGACCATGCAACGCACCAACGGAGCGCAAGCCGAATACCTCATATGCAAAACTTTCGGGTGCGCGACAAAGAGTACAAAACTGGAGATAGTGGAGCGTATGGTGGTGGACGCTATACAGGCTGAATTAGAGCGCCTCACATACGTGTGGAGCGGATACGAGACAGAGGCGAAGGACAACGCCGACGAAATGCGCGTGCTTGAATCAGAGATAGACAGACGGCAGAAGATGCTCGATAGGGCGTGCGAAGCATACGAGACGGGGATCTATGACAGATCCACGTACTTGCAACGTGTGCAAAAGGTCAACGCGGAAAAGGCCGAACTAGTGGCGCGTCTTGAAGCATTGCAAGCCGCCGAACCCGAACGCGACATAAAACGGATCCCGGTACTGTCCAAGGCATTGGATGAATACTGGGGACTTGACAGCGAAAGCCGCAACCGGCTTTTAAAGGGTATGGCAGAACGTGTGGAATATGAGAAAACGGAACGCGGTACGGGGCTTGAACCTCGCATACGCGCAACACTCAGAATCTAATGTTTATCATCGAGTGCCAGATTTACACGGCACGCGATGATAAACAGGCAGAGAATATAGACAAACATAGGCGGATAGCGTAGTGCTACCCGCCTTTTTTTGTGCTTAGCTTACACGCTCCCACATGTACACAACGAGATATGGGGGGAGGTTGTTGTGTGGCTTGCCGCCACCTGTCGCCTCCGTCGCTGTGCCTTGATCGACGACAGCATTCGCACCTTCCCCGGTTCCGGTAAGTCCCCACGCTTTGGTGTTGCTCCATTCGAGCCTTTCAGCGTGAGTATGGGAAGGCATCTCGTCCACTGTAAGAGTATGCTCCACTTCGCCGCCCATTTCCCCGGCAGGGAAATTCTCTTTACCAGCAGGATACGACCCCCAGTAGTCAGTCGTGTTAGTAACATTGGCCCCGGCACCGATGAGGAATCGGCCTTGCGAGATTCGCTCCCAAGTGCCGCCGAAAAGCGTCGCCGGGTCAGTGTCTGTCACTGACAGGTAAATCGCTCCTACAGGATAAGCGCCCTGAGCCGTGAGAAAAGCATTATCGCCAAGCTGGAACACGCCATTGGAAGCGGGGAAGCAATTAACGCCGACCGACGATTTAGCGGTATCGATGAAGAAGGTTGGGATACCTCTACCAAGCGTCAGAGACTGTGTAGTGCTTCCCAGCTTGTCAGCCGTCGTGATTTGCCACTCATAAGCGTAATCACGCTCACACGTTACCGTCGATTCCACGCCATTCTGCAATTCGACGGTAGCCCACGCATCAGAGCTTCCAGCCTTGCGATATTTCGCGCTGATCGTCACGTCATTCTTGCTATTGAGGCTTGCATACCAAGCGTTAGCCGTGACGTGCGTTTCAGGCTCGAAATTGTTTTTCCGCTTAAGCTCAATTGTAGATGTCGGCTCCCACCACGGTTCCACCTTGACAGTCAGCGTGGTGGACGTTTTAAGCCCGCGCGAATCGATAGCACTAAACACCAGTGGCATGTCCGAGGAAACATCGACCTTGCCTAAGTCGAGCGTGACCACGCTGGATGCCGTCTTGGTCACTCCTGCGAAAGTCGCTGAATACTCCGCGATAGTCGCACCCTTCTGCCCGGTAGCCGCGCCGAAAGACACTTGCAAGTCAGATTGACGCTGGACAATCACCTGACTATCACCAGTCACAGCCACAGTGGCGGCATTAGCGTCCTTGTAAGACACTGCGCCGAGGATAGGCGCGGCATCGCTCATGCTCATGGTGCGATCGAGCGTACTGTAATACTCTTTGCCGCCGATAAAGGTACGCAACGCATACCGCACCGGCATTGACACGCCGGTACACGCCGCTCTCAGCGTCTCACGCTCGGCATCCGTAAGATTGAACGTGTACGTTCCGCTCTTGCCCGTGATGGCGTTCTTGCGCATGATCTGGGTACCCGAGCCGACTGGAACGAACTCCAGATATGCGTCAGCCGTAAATCCACCGGTATTGCTGTATGCAAGAGATGGCGTGCCAGTATCCGTAAAGTCATTGGCGCTGGTGATTGTCGCCTGCCGTGGGATATTGTCAAGCGTGATATTACCGCTAGCCGTGATGCTAGCCACCTTGCTACCGTCAATCGTGGCGTTGACGTTAAACACGTCGGTGATTGTGCAGCTCTTGCTGCCGTCTGCGTTGTGGTTGACACGGTGTGTAGTCGTGCCGAGAGTGACGCTTCCGCCTTTTTGATTGATGGCAGGTGACGAATAATTTTGCGCCGATCCGTCAACGGTACACGTATTCGAGCGAGTGCCGATATTCAGCGAATACGCCGAGCCAATTACCAGTACATGCTTAATCGTAATGTCTGAGTAATTGCCGCTAATATTCTGCGTTGCCGACCAATTAGCCTGTAACGTATATCCGCGATATACTCCGGTAATTTGTCCTGAAAGTGCCATGATTTTATCCTCCTATTAGCTCAGCGCGACGAAAGCCACACCAGTATTATCGCCGCTTGTCACCGGTACGATTTTGAGCTTGCCGCCTACCGCCAAGCCTTCCTCCACATACCCATTGCGCATCGAGAAAACACCATTGCGAGCGGTATAGGTAATCTTGTTTGCTGAATCGTAGCCGGTAAGACCATTAGCCGCGCTGACAACGATATGCGAACCGTCTTGCGCCCACATTGTCAAGCCGCTATTATCCAAGCGACCAAGCGTCGCTCCAGCTGCCGACCTGACAAGCATCACGCCGTTACCATTATCTTGCCCACCAAGCGTCAGCGTACCGCCCTTGATAAGGTCAGCCACCAGATTGATTACATTGATATTCTGCATATTCAACGTTCCGTCAATCGTCCAAGCGCTAGTGAAATTACCATTAATACCGTTAGAACTAAAGCCGATTCCAGCACTATTAATTCGCAGGACATTATGCGCTGATTCCTTCGGAAGTGAATCAACGACAAGAATCTGCTCACCATCATAGATGACATACGAGCCGCCTAGAACGCCATTGATTTGCGCTTCGGATTCCTTCAGTTTTCCATTTACAGTGCTTACTGCCTTATCGCTGATTTGCTGAGCCGTATTAGTAGCAGTCTCCTGCACACTACTCATCAACCCGGAAAGTGTCTGCTTGAATGTGCCGAACTCAATGGAAGTGTAGCGTCCTTGGATGCAGTCGTATTCAAAGCTAATCACATTGGTCAGCATGTCCAAGCCCATACGCTCGTCAATCACTTCGATGATGTCGCCAATATCGGTGATTTTCTCCAGATTCGCGCTCATTTTATAGTTGACTTTTGGCACGCAATTTTCGTCAAGATATTTCTGTGCTTGTTGGCGTAAATCAGCGATTAAAGCCTTCTTGTACGCTGTTTCGTCATTGTGTTTACCGTCTGCCGTCTTGTAGTTTTCCTGCTTGATATCAGACTGCGAGAATTGCACGGTTTTAACGTATGGCAAATCATATTGTTTTGACGCTTCCATGTAAATCGACTGCTTGCTGTCCAACGCATTGAGCAGGATACCGTCAGAGCCCTCGGGCAACAATTTAGTGCATACGTCCGACCAATCGTAGGTCGCGGTAATCGTCTTAAGATTCTTGCCGTATCTCACTACCACACCATTATCAGCGCCGATGGATTGCCGGATCCCGATAGTCCAGCCATCACGCACAAGATGCCCGCCCCACCGCTCTAGAACCGTCTGAATCGCCTCATACAGCGACTTTCTGACGCACCGGAATGAATTAATCGTGTTGATATCGGAAACCGTCTTGAATGGCGATTTTGGCTCCGTCGCGGTGTTGAGATGGTCTAGCGCCTGATTGCAAGTGCTGTCCACAACATACGAATCTGCAATCAAATAATTAGCAGAATCATAAAAAATATGTTTGCATTTGCATGTGATTTTAGTATGCGTAATCTCAGGATTAAGTATGCGGAAAGGTTGCGCCCCTTGCGGGGTATCTGCCACGATGATATTGCTTGATTTAATCCACGGCAGGTATTCCGTGCCGCATGTCAAGTCCAGATAATATGCGTCATTATCAGACTTGTGTACTGTTGCTTTTAGTGGTTGTATTACCTTGTCGCCATTGGTGGTGTAAGTCTTGTCTGTGGGTGAAAAGATTCTGAGCATTTCTGCACCTCCTGTATCAATGATATGTGATTGCGACACGTCGATGTGTTGCATGCCGACGTGATAGGTGTATAGTGATAGTTGTCAGCCGGAGACAACGGCAACACCGGGAAAGGAAACCTCATGATGGATATCATCGAAACAATCGCAGTAGCATTCATCTTCAGCGGCTTAATATTGGCAATGAACGAAAATACCAGCAAGATGTACATCAACCTTATCGGCGCGGGTCTTGCGGTACTGGGCATGCTGATACTGCGTATCACCGGCAAGGACGCGTGATAAGATGGGAAGTGTCGGAGTGGTGCACCGGCACGATGTGATGATGGAACAAGAAAGCCGCCGCGTGGTCTTACCTATCCTCCCACGCGACGGCTTTTCTCATCCCTCAGCCGATTTTCAACACCTGCCCCGGATAAATCCGGTTGGCGTCGGCGATGCCGTTGATCTGCTGGAGGTGTTGCCACGTCGTATCATACTTGGATGCGATAGCGGAGAGAGTATCACCGGCACGCACAGTGTAAGTACGCGACTGGGGCCCACCGCCCAGCTTCTGGTTGACAATAGCCTGCACCGCATTGTAGCGATTGCCAAGCGCACGCTTACGATTCTCGCCATCACCATACTTCCCGGCAATCACTTCGCTGGCAAGCTGAGCGTCGGTCTTACCGGCGAGCGGGTCAGCAAGCCGCTGATTGACAATCGCCTGAACAGCGCCATAGCGGTTACCGAGTGCCTTCTTACGAGCATCTCCATCACCGTACTTCCCGGCGATCACTTCATCAGCAAGCTGATTATCAGACTTGCCAGCGAGCGGGTCAACCGGCTTAGGTGCCGGAGTAGCCGCGCCGGAAGCGCCAACGTACTTCCGCCAAGCCGCCGCGTCGCCGTAGAACTTATTAAGGTCGAGATTACCGCCCCAGCCGCTGAGACGGCCAGCGCTCGAATACTGCCGAATCGCACAGCTATACGCACCCTCATTCCAAGGCGTGGCCTGATATCCAGTCGCGTTCATGTCCGCATACTGGGCGATCCACAAGCCGCAATCATAGCGCTTGGCGACCTCAGCCGTGGGAGCGTAGGCGGAAGCCTGCACGTAGATAAGCGGCTTAACGCCGGTGCGCTCGATCACTCGCGCGACAAGCTGAGCCAAGTAATCGTAGTTGCCCCACGCATTGTTACTGCCGCTCTCCCAGTCGATGCACAGCACGCCCCTTCCGACATAGCCCTTCACGTTGTTCACGTAGTAGTCGGCTTCCGCCACAGCGCCGGAGCCGTCAACATAGTGGTAAGTGCCCCAGTACTTGCCACTCTTAATGGCCTGCTGGACTACCCTATCGCAATCAGGATTCACATACCCAGTACCCTGCGTCGCCTTCGCAATCACGAAATCGCAAGGCACTTTACTGACATCAATCCCAGTCTGCCAAGAACTCACGTCGATTCCCTGCATTGTCATTTTAATTACCTCCGTTAATTGTTATTCCCTTTGCCCAAATAATTTTAACGTCCAGTCCCATAGCTGTCTACTGGGCACTTACGGACACTGAGCCGGTAATCTTGCATGGTCACTCTTACGTCAGGCACCAATGCGAACTTTTGCAATCCGCTAAGATTGATCCCGAATTGCACCGATCCACTTGCAGATGTGCCATCAGGCGTACAGAAATAGTAAGACAAATGCCCGGAATGATAGATCACGCGCAACTTGTAGCAAACAACGCTTGACGTTGCCCACTTTGCCGTACCTGAATCGGAGCCAGTGACATAATTACTGTAAATCTGCACCGGAACATTGCCGCCATTTTCACGCCATACACACACCTCTCCATTCCGTCTAACGAAGAACTGGACAGCCGTATTCTTACCGCCATTATCATGCCAATGTGTATCCGGCGTATCTTGCGTAAACAAAACCAAACGAACAATGCTCTGTGATATCGTCGAGCTAACGTATCTAGCATCCGAAGTATATCCGTCAACCGTAACATCAAATACGCCGTCTTTGTCATTGCTTTCGTCACCAAGATTGATGCCCATGGTGTCGAATGGCTCGATCACAGCGTATTCCACGACGCCGGACGCATATCCGGCAAAGCCGAAGCCGCCACCGAATGAGTAAAGACCTTTATCGCCGAATGATACAAGCGATGAATTATCGCTTTTGTTATACGGTGTAGCACAGCGCAATAAGCCGTCCTTGAGTATGTCACCGCCTTCGGAATACAACCGGTTGGTAACATAGTCGATACGGTTGGAAGTGATACCGTCATAATCGCCTGTGAGTACAGTCTGTGCAGTCGCGTAATCATCAACCGTCCACACAGTGACCTTGATCCCGGCATTATGCAATGAACCTAGCGTACTGCTTGACATGATGCTTGAAGATATGCCGCAATAATCCGGCTTGTTGGTCATGCCGAGTACATTGCTGACACCACTCGCACTGTCAGCAAAGCACATTGTGGTGAAGCCACGACCCTTAGCGGTCTCCATAAGGCTCGTTGAAAACGATGCGACGATGACGCTTTTCTCGCAATGATACGCCTTGATAAGTCGCAACGTCTCGTCCAGCGTAGCCGTGTCCAGCTGCTTGACTTCGATATTGAGTATGCCGCGATTCCCGCACGCCTGCAACAGCTCTTCGAGCGTTGGTGATGGGTCGGTGCGTCCGCCTGTGATTGCCGGTCGCAGCTCATAGTTGTTCTTCCAATCGGTGAGATCAGGGATCCTGCTGATCGTAGTCGGCGCTCCACTTGTCTTGGCACGCATTGTGCGGGTCGTTGTATCATCATGGCACAATACAGCTGTCCCGTCAGCTAGCAGATGGACATCCACTTCGGGGATATAGCCATGTTCCACAGCCCATTTACACCCGGCAATGGATTGTTCTGGGTAGCCAGTGCCGCCACGATGTGAAATCAGCGCCTTGCCTTTGAAGTCCCCGAGCATGTCGATCGGACTATCGCTGCCGCCTGAAGCGGATATCGTGCCGTCGCTCGTGACACTGATGCCACTGCCGATTTTCACACAACCCAAAGTGGACGCTGAAGCCACGGGAAGAGTGTAGCTGCTTCCACCTGTACCGTCAGCGCCGCGTGGGATCGTGAAGTCAAGCACAACGTCCTTAGCCGTCCCGGAATTCACGACGCTCGCCTGCGTACCCGGCGCACCCGTCGTTGTCTTCCCGATCTTAAGAGTATTACCGCCACTACCGGTAGGCGTGACACCAATATACTTCCCGCCGCGAGCATACCACGCCACGTGCGCCCAAGGACGATGCCACGTCGCAGTACTCGATTCAACCCACGTGCGGAAGCACAAGTCACCCTCGCGAGTCAAATAGATCTCATTACGTCCGACATCATGATAAACCGGGAAGACATTTTGGAAGTCGCCGCAAACCGCGTCCATCTCACTCTCAACCGGCAAATACTTGCTATCGATCCCGCTCATGAGCGTGTAAATCGGCTTGTATGGAGGCAATTGGTCGAATTTAAAGCTGGAGCGAACGTCAAGCACGCACAATGCTGTGACCGGATCATACTGGAGGATCGCAGTCAAAAATTGGTGTGGCGTGACGTTGGTGTTCTCCCACTTGCCTTCCTTGACTGTGACCGCCTTGCTGCTTGCGCCGACAAGCCCGCTGATATTTTCGGCAGTCCTGTTAAGAGTATCAGCCTTGGAAGTCATGGTGTTGGCGAACTCATTGTATTTGGCATCCATTTGCGCGATCTTGTCGGCAACCGTCTTGCTAACCGAATCCGTGAACTGGTCATAAAGCGTGCGGTCATCAGCCGAAGCCGCCGAATCGCGCACCATCGTAGACGGTTCAACCTCGATGATGAAGTTTTGCGTACCGGCAGGGTTGCCGTCAGTGTCGAAAATCACAAGCTCAGCCGCGTGCTTGCCCGCGTATTTGGTCATCTCCTGCGAGATGGTGAAGCTCACCTTGCTGCCGGTACCCACCGTGCACGTGCTGGAAAACTCCACACCATCAGATCGAGTACCGTCAACACGAGCCACCATACCATCAATAGCCGCCAACTCGCGACCATCATAGACGGTAAACACGATAGTACGCGAGCCTGTATCAAACTGAGACATTTTGACCACAGGATACTCACCTGTAGCCTTCAAATCAATATCATATTCTTGAGTAATAACGCTCATAATATCCTCCTAAATCCATCGTGAATAGTCTTCGATGGTGAGACTGTGTACTGTCCCACTCCATTTTATCGAATGTTTGCCGGGATTCAGCGTCAGCCGCTGATAGTCACCGGTAATAGCCCGATTCATCAACAAGCCTTCAGGCGTTGACGCTTCGAGATTAGCCACGTCCACAATCAGCGTATAGTCGCCTGTATTGGTGACGCTGATGATCTGCGAGCCGTCCAAGTAAATGCCGATATTGCCGCTAGCCTTGATTGTGAGCTTCGGAGCCGCGGCCACATTACCAGCATTAGCGACTACCGCCTGAGCGTCAGCACTCGTAAAGACTTTAGGACGCTGGAGCCGCCCAATCTTGAATGGCTGGACATGCAATTTAATATCAGCCGTCCGATACCTTACAAGCCGATCGAAGTCGATGGAATCCAATTGCTGGAATCGATAGATTTTATCCGGCTCATTGGAAAAGGCGACAGTCCCGCTAGTGGCGAAAAACTCCACCACCTTATCAATATCGAAATTCCCGTGTAGCCCGACGCTCAAAGTCTTATCGTAAGACTGATACCCGAGCGTGGTGATGATGTCGCCGTCCCTGCCGTCGATTTCCTCAGAGCTATAACGCATCTTCGGCTTCGTGATCGGCGGCAGTGACGTAACAATCAACCCGTCCACACCATACGAAGGCATGTCGTTGATCAGCACCCAAGGACGCTGATAGCCAAAACCTTTCATGTTTCAATCCTCCTTATCCATAGATAGCGGCTGTAACCGTCTTCTTGACAAAACGCCCAGCCACTTCGTCATCAAGCACCACGCGCACATCCTGCAAGGCTTCGACCAGAGCATCAATCAGGTTAGACTGCGAGCCGTAACCATAGCCGGTTGACGCTTGCTGTGCCGCCGATACACTGCCAAGATCATAGGACTGTGCGAAAGCATCCGAACTGGGCATCGCATCAATCATCTGCTTCGACACATTGCCCATCTCGTCCTCGAAGCCGACACCGATACCCTCAGCCAAGTATTTACCGACTTCATCACGCATCAAGCGTGAAGGCGAATGGATCCCGAAAAAGCCCTTGATATCCTTCATAATCCCGGAAACCCAGCCGCTAACCTTGTCACGAAGCCAGCCAATAGAATTGCTGATACCATCCCAAACACCCTTGACTACATTCTTACCAACATCAACGACCTTGCCGGGAAGCTCGCCAAGCGCCTTCATAATCTCGCTCACAATCTTGCCAGCCCCCTTGACAACATGCCCAGAACCACTCACGATACCAGCCGCCAGCTTGACAATCATCTGCAAGCCGGTACTGATAATCTCAGGCAAATGCGCACTGAGCGTACTCACAATCTGCACAACAAGGTGGGGCAACATCGCGATAAGCTGGGGGGTAGCTTGTGTAATGCCTTCAACCAATGCGATAAGAATCTGGATACCAGCAGTGATAAGCCACGGCAGATTATTGAGCAGCGTATCCGTTATTTGCATGACGATACCGGGAAGCATCTGGATAAGCTCAGGCAACGCCTGAATCAACCCCTGCGCAAGCCCCATAAGCAACGCCATACCAGCCTGCAAAATCAGCGGCAAATTCTGCAAAATCACGTCCACGATCTGCCGCACAATCGTCGGCAACATCGTAATCAGTTGCGGTAGCGCCTGAGCAAAGCCTTGGATAAGGCTAGTAAGCATCTGCATACCAGCATCAAGCAGCTGGGGCAGAAGCGTCAAGATAGCTTGCACGATCTGCGGCAATGCGGCAGTCAACGCAGACATAAGCTGCGGGAGAGCAGCGATAACCGCTTGAAGCACCTGCTGAATACCACTGATAATATTCGTCACCTGCGCAGTGATAAGCGGCAGAAGCTGTGACGTAAGCATGTTCACCGCTTGAGGCAGCAGCTGGACAGCAGTCTGCACCATGCCGTTAATCAGCGGGGCGATACGCGGCATGATATTACCCGCGAAAGTATTGATCGAATCAGCGAGATCATTAATCAGCAAGCCTATATCAGCGTTACTATCAGACATGCCTGCGAGCATGTTATGCCAAGCAGCCTTCATCGAATTCATCGAACCCTCGATAGTAGTAGCCGCTTCCTTCGAAGTAGTACCGGCAATATCGAGATGCTTCTGCATGACACTAATCGCGTTGACGATGTTTCCGAAGCTCATGCTGGAACCATCCACGGTAACGCCAAGCTCTTTCTGCACGTCAGTCATCTTGGAAGCATCTTGGATAAGACGCTGCATTTCTTCCTTCGTGCCACCATAGCCAAGTTTCAGGTTATCGAGCATCGTGTAATTCTGCTTTGCGAATCCCTGGTAGGCATACTGGATAGACTGCATGTCAGTACCCATTTTGTTCGCGTTATCAGCCATATCGGTGACAGCACGATTGGCGTACTCAGCCGCCTTGGCGGTATCGCCGCCGAGGGACTGCAACAGTGACGCGCTGAACCCGGTGACAGTCTCCATATACTGATTAGCCGACATGCCAGCAGTCTTAAACGCATTATTCGCATACTGTTCCACGATAGACGCTGAATCCTTGTACAGTGTCTCCACGCCGCCTATCAGCTGTTCCTGCTGTGAGTATGCCGCGATCGCCTGCTTGCCGACATTCAAAACAGCGGCCCCAAGCTGCTTAAGCCCATTTACAGCAGCACCAATCGCACTCGTCGCAAGATTCGCCAGCACATTCTTAAAGACGGTATACCCGCCGCTCGCTCCCTGCGCCTGCTTACCGGCATTCTTGGTTTCCTCGCCAAGATTATTGGCAGACTTCCCCGCCTTATTCATGTCAGGCGAAAGGCTCTTGATCTCAGCGTCAGTCTTGTTGATATCAGCCCGAGCATTATTCAACTGCATACGCATCTTCGACATGGCTATCTCGTTCGAGTTGATCGCCGCCGATGATTTATTCACGTCACGAGCGAGATTAGCAACGACTTTCGCCTGCGCCTGATACTGTGGACTAGACTTGCCTAGCGCCGCTTCAATCTGCGTCAGCTTCTGCTTCTCAGCATCATAGCTTGCGACAAGCTCCTTATGCTTCGTATTGTTCGCAGTGTACTGTGCACTCATCGCGCGATACTGCGCATTAAGGACGCTAAGCTTTTCCTTCTGCACAGCCATCTTGTTATTCAGCGCTTCAGTCCGTGCCGTCAATGCCGCCTGCGAATTGTCACTCTTCGCATACTGCGAAGATACGACCTTCATCTCAGATCCGACCTCACGCAGATTCTGCGAGATACGTGCAAGCGCCTGACGATAGGCGCTCTCACCTTGTAACTTAATTGCGCCGCCGAAACCTGCCATTATCCCACCTCACTTTGATATACCCAATGATACCCGCCAGCGGTTTTATACCGCTTATCATGGTTCACTACATACCCTATCGTCCGAGAAGAAACACCAGTTTTACGTTGAGCCTGTGCCACGCTCGCATATACTTCCCCAGTCTCGATGCATACAACCGGCTTAGAGCGTGCTTTTACGCAAGCCGCTTGGAGTTTTTTCTTATGTTCAGCTGACATTTTCGTGCCATACATCGGGTTACCCTTGCCACTGAATCTGATGCTTTCCTGCCTGCGCACTTCATCACTGATTTTCTTCCCCTTGTGGGCTTCACTGATTTTCTTTTTTACTTCGTCGCTCCAATGTTGCCCATAATGCCAGTGCTTTGCCCCAGCCATCAAGCCTTTGTGCGCTTCGCTGTTCTTACGCTTTGATTCATCGCTCATTTTGCCGGTGGAATTCCCGCCAAGCTCTATGTTGTACCCGTTGGCGTGGCTTGTCGTGTTGTACTGTTTTATGAGTTGTTTTTCTTTTTCTTCGGCTTGTTCTTTTGTCAAGCCTTCATAGAGTACTTCGTGTTTGATGTTGTTCCACCCGTATTTGAGAATCGCATCATAGACTACTTGCCCTTCGTAGCCTTTGCCGTCGCGCCAACGCCGGGATACTTCTTGTCGTGTGATCCCGACGTAACGCTTGCCATTGGGGAAAGTGTGTATATACACTGTGTATCCCGGCATTGTCTCACCTCCTAGAACCATTCTTCTTCCTGCTCCTGCTTGCGTTTCATAGCCGCATACGTCGCGTTATTCGCACGAAGCATATTCTCCACGTCGAACACGTTCTGATATGCCTGATACCGCGCCATGAAGCCCTTGAGCGTCAACCTCATAACCTCACGATCTGAAGCCAGCCCAAGCCTTGCCCGGCCAATGAAAAGGATCCACGCGAAATCAATGGCCGGGTCTTGGTCAAAGTACACGTCATCGTCGTGGATTATTCGTTTTTTGAGCCGTCCTCAGTGGACGCAACCACAATGGACTGCATCTGCTCAGTAATCGCGTCCATACCAACAGCACCGATAAGCCGCCCGACCTGCTTCAGCGTCAGCGGCTTAATGTCGGTGCCGTTATCCTCATTATCGATATCAATGCCCTCGTTGAGCATCGCCGCGAATCCGAAGATAACCGCCTTAGCGTTCGGCTCACCATTCTCGCCTTCCGTCTGCTTACCCCATTCGTCCAGCGACCCGTACTCTTCCTGAATCGTCTCCATGACATTGAGATTAAAAGCAAGATGGTACTCGTTCCCCTTGTAGATAATTGCATCATTCTTCTTAGCCATAATTTCCTCCTAAAAGTAAGGGCATGACATTTGTATGCCATGCCCCTAATTATCCCACAAAATAGGTCAGTCCTGAGCGCTTTTAGCAGTATTGGACGCGCTGGCCGCTTTAGCCGCCAGCTTGCCCTTCACCCACTCGACAGCCTTAGCCTTCGTATCAAACACCTGCGCCGCAGACCAATCGCCATTGGCAAGCGTCGCGGCAGTACCCTCGATCTCAGGCGTGGAGAAGTCCAAGGATTCGCCCTTGGTGCTGTCCTCCTGAGACGGCTCAGCAAAACGCACCTTATAAAGGAATTCGCCCTTATACACGTACTTGCCGTTAACCATCTTGGTCACGACACGACCAAGACCGACCCACGGTGCAGCATCATCAGCGGAACGCACCATCTCGCCGCCACTCTCAGCCACCTTGTGACCAAGAATCTCCGCAAAGATAGTCATATCATCATCGGAAACACCAAGCGTCACCTTCGCACTTTGGAAGCTGTTATCGGATTCAGCGAGTGCATCGTCCGCATAAAGCGTCGCATCATTAGTGGACACGTCCACCTTAGCGGAAACCGCCTTCCCGAAGGCCTTAGCACCGCCATACGATGGGGTGCCGTCCTCTGCTTCAGTCAGCAGCCCATACCACAGATTTGTCAAACCGATTTGTGCCATTTTCACCAGCTCCTTTCACGAGCAAAATTAAGAGTGGCATGATAATATCCGGTATCGGATTCAAACATGTCCCATTGGCTACGGGACGGTTGCCACGTCCACCCCGCTTCATCTAGTTTATCTCGTACCGCATCCGCGATAGCGAGATAGTTTGACTTGCTATAAATGTCAAAATCATAGTACGTCACCCATGCTTGGATACGGTCATCGGCGGCATACGAATTATCATCATCCTCGCGCGAAAACACCACGTAAGGCTCCCCATGCCCATCATAATGCTGGAACACCACAGGGATAGCCTTACCGTCTACCGCGAAGCCCTTGAACAGGTTTAGAATCTCTTCATTCAAGCTCTCACCCCTTCGGAATATACTTGTCCTGCACCTTTTGCATCGCCGCTTCGATCTCCTTCTTCTTGAAGCTCTTACGCATGAACGGGTGCTTTTTCACTGGGCCGGTACTACGTCCGTATTCCATGACGTTGCACACGAGTGGAGCGGGAACCGTCTCGCCAACCTTGTTCGTGAAATAGCCGTAGAACGCGACCTTGGTATTCACACCATCATCGGAAGGTGTCTTGTATACTCGCGTTATCTTCAAGCAAGACATGATATCGGAATCACGGAAGCTAGCCGGGACATTCGCCCGCACGCTCTTCAACACGGCTTCAGCGCCCGCCTGCGTCATCTCTCCCAGCATCTTCTGAGTATCAGCACCCAACTGTTCAAATGTCTTTATCAGCTCTTCAGGCATTGCCGCATCGAACTTAGCCATCAGTGTGTCACCGCCTTCGCCTGTATCTCCAATTCAATACCAGCTTCATTCACGTTGTTCAGGTATTCGATTGTATAAGTCTTGCCGTTGTATTCAATCAACATATCCCGGTCGATAGTCGTATTGCCGGGATACCTGATCGTGAAATTCGTCAATGCTTTTTCAAAATCACTATCATTCTGGATCAGCGTAAAGCCCCTAGTCGTTTTCACTCTAGCGTAAGGCTCTAGAATGACTTCACGGGTGGACGTTGAAAACCCGGCTTTATCATAGGTTTTCACGTCCTTGACAATCCTGATTCTGTGATCGTACCGTCCTGCGTTAATCATCGTTGCTCACCCCAGACGGCAGAAGATTGATACTGTGCATATCAAGGATTGACTGCACAGTGAGATTCTGCTTGGTCGAATCAACATACATGCTTCGGTTATCGTACATGTCCTGAGCCAAGCAAAGCGCGGCAATAACCAAGTCCGAAGACTTGTCCAAGTCAGCCGCGCCAAGTCCAGTATACTTGCCCATATAAGCAGGAACAGCCTTGATGATGGCGGCAAGCAGAGCATTATCAGCGTCGGACGGATCAGCGATACGCAGATAATCCGCGAGCGCCTGCACCGTAATATCCGATACCTTACTAATCTCCATTCAAACCACCACCATCTAGACTATTCTTCTGTTTTCTTAGTCCTGCCACGCTTCGGCTTGACTTCCTCAACGCTAGCCGGTTCCTCAGCTTCCACCACTTCAGTGGGCTTCTCAGTTTCCACCGATTCAGCAGGCTTACCGATTTCCTCCACATAGCCAGCCCTAAGAAGGTCAGCCACTACAGCGTCATCATCAACCTTGCGCGTCTCACCAACACACATACTGACAATGCCACTGAAGGACGTGAGCGCCTTAATCTCATGCACTTGCCATCACCAGCTTCGCCAGCTTCTGAGCGTCCTGCACCTTCGCGTCGAACTCAAACCACGCGACCACGCCGGTAGCATGTTCGTCCGCGTACTTTTCGCGCAGGATTTGCGTCGAAATATCCTCGGAGAATTTGACGGCAAGGCCAGTCATGTCACCGTAGTAGACGACGGTCTTATCGCCAGCCATGTCGGCCATGTTATCAGACACGTAGACAGGCTTGCCGAGCAGTGTAGAGCCAAATGGCGCTGTGATATCGTCCTGAAGCAGGTAATGACCATCATTACCCTTCAGCAAGCGGAGAGCAGTGCGGGTAGCCGGGGACATGATGAAGATGGCGTTCTGCTGGTACACGTCCTTGACAGTATCCTTCAGGCGCACCACTTCGTCGGCGGTGATTGCAGTCGCCGCGGCGGCAGTGATCTTGTTGTCAAGAGTGGACAGGCCAGTGACCTTGGAAGCCGTACCGTTCAGCAGCTCGCCCTCGATGAATCGTGCGATATCCTCGCCCATCTGAGTGGTGACGAAGCTCACGATATCAAACTGGGAGTTGTTGATAAGGCTATTGGAAATCTTGGACAATGCGCCTGCAAGGAAGCCACCAAGCTCGATGCTCTTAAACTCGCCATTGCTGGATGCAATCGGACTGAACTCCGACTGATAAGCAACCTTGATGGAAGAAGTGGAAGTGTCGTAGTACGGCAGCTGGAGCTTGCCCTTGGTGTTGTAACGCTGAGCCTTCGCCAGCACCGGGGACACATCATAGACCTTCTTGATGATGTTGTTGGCGATGGAAGTTGGAATCACCGCGCCATTATCGGTGAGGGTCAGCTCGCCGGCACGTTCCTGCATCACCTTATCGCCGCGCAAATACGCTTCGAAGGCACGCAGTTCTCGTGCTTCGGTATCCTGCGGCTTATCGCCGTTGTCGCCCATCGGCTTCGCCTCATCCTTCGGCTTCTTATCATCAGCCCCCAGTTCATCGTTAATCTTCAACGCGGCCTTGATCTTGCGCACGTCATCACGGATCTCAGCCAGTTCCGCGGCTTCATCATCAGTCAGCTCGCGCTTCTCGGATTCCGCGCCCTTAAGAATCTCTTCGGCACGGGTAATGCGCTCATTCTTGCGCTCAATCATGTTCTTCAACTGCATGATTAATCCTCCTTTAATTCGGCAATGAGCTTTTCCCATTTGCCGTAATCAATTGTACTATTTTTTTCTTCGGAATTATCGCGCGTATTCTGCGGTTCTTCCTCAGTCTTATCAGCCGGTTTTTCAGCCGGTTTTTCTTCGATGATTTCTGGCTTATCGTCGGCCATCACCTCACCGGTATTCAAATGCACTTCGTCACCGTTAGCGTCTCGCGCCTGAATAATAGTACCGTCGTATGCCGGAACTTTGGAGCGGTCAAGGATGCTAACCTCATACAAGTCAAGGTCTTTCACGTCACGGGTCATCATGCCGTTTTCATCGCGGGTATCCACGTCCCGGTCGCTGAAGCCGAAGCTCCAGCCGACAAGATCCCCACGCTTGGCTTTCTCGACTACTTCAGCGTCGGTAATAGTCGCCTTCGCTCGAAGACCAATGCTGTCCTCATGCAAGTCTAGATTGCCTTGCTTGGTCGAGCCAAGGTCACGATCAATATCATGATTCAGCAGCACGTGGATATCGTCGTTGCGTTCAATGGCACGCTGGAAAGCTCCGGCCTTAATTCGCTCACGGAATTTCCCGATGCGCGAATTAAGCGGCTTCGATAGACGCTCAACAGCATTCACGTAACCGTCGATTTCGACGCTATCCTCACGGATATTAATTTTCATTTTGTACACCTCCTGCATCAAGTGTACCGCTATCAGTAGCAGGGAACTCAAGGCTATTGCCCTGCTTGGTCGAATCAGTGTTAGGCGTGTAAATCTCACCAGTCTGCGTATTGTAAAGCACAGAATCAAGACCAAGATTCAGGATATCCATACCCTGAATCGTGTTCATATTCTCAGCCTGCCGCATTTCATTAATCGTCATGATACCGCACTGTTTCGCCAGCTGGTAGACCTCGAAGCGTTCCTTGATATTCGCTTTGATAATCTCCTTGGTATCAAACGCGAAATAATACTTTTTCTTTTCGGATTCCAAGAGCAAATCACGATTCAATGCTGTCTCGAAAGCACGGATAATCGGGTAAATGGCGAATTTAAAAGTCTCCTCCCAATTGCTTTTAATGTGGAAGATGTTGTTGATTTCATCAGTCAAGGTTTTCTTGTTTTCATCAAGCTGCATTTCTGTGGACGTGCTGGACGCTTCCTGAAAATCAACACCATTATTCAGTACAACAACATTTTCCTCAGAGTTCGCATACAGCCGCGCCCAAGCGTTCTTCAGGGTATCGATTTCCTCTTGCCCCAGCTTCCGTTGAGCTTTGAGGAATCCACGCTTGCTGCCGCCAGCCTTGACAAGCGAAAGCTGATAGACAAGCGTCTGGTATGCCGTCTCAAGTGCCTTCGAGACTTCCACAGTCAATCCGACACCACTAGCGCCGTCCTTCGTGTCTCGAAGCAATTTGATAAAATCAAAAGGCTTATACGTGTTCGCGCCGACGATGATATCAAAGTCCTTGTAAATCGGGTCAGCGTTGATATTGATGCTTACATTATCAGTAGCCACGTAATACAGGCCGGTAACATCATTGCGGCTTCGTGCGATATAGCAGTATCCGCCTTTGCCCATGAGGTAATCTTCGACCATTGCTTTTTTGAGCTGGTAGCCGTCCAGCGTGTCTCCGGTATCGCCATTTAGCATGTTCACTCGATTATCGTTTGGCACTTCAGCGACCACACCCTTGGTTTCCTTGTAGAGCTTCACCGACATACAGGCAATAGTGGACGTGATAAAGTCTACAGCTGCTGATACAGCCGGGAGCATCATAGCCTTCTGACGATTGATCGTCTCACCAGACAGCAAGGCGCGCAACAGCACATCACTCACCTGCGGCTCCGGCGCTGGTGTCTCCGTCTCGCGTTTATTCCGGTTGAAAAGTCCCATATTAATCCTCCTAAATAACCTGTGCTACGAAGTCCATATGATTAAAGTCTACGTCCTGCTGTAGCAAATACATAGCGTTAATCAGACTCACGACCATATCGACTTTCCCTTTGCTCTTCTTCTTGTGAACATACATATTTTTGTTCGTATCGAAACTGCATCTCGCGTTCTGGAAATTAATCTCTAATAGTCGGTTCGGTTCGTACTCGAATTCTTTCTTGAGTATCTTTTCCTTGAGAAGTTTCGTCGGCGGGTGAAGCGTGGAAGAGTGCTGACGGATTTCTACAGTCTGGTATCCAGCGGCTTCGAGCTTCTGTGCGGTGCTAAGCGCATTCCAGCGGTCATAGCCGATAGCCTGCACTCGCACACCGTAGCGCTCCTCGACGCTAAGGATAAAGTCCTCGACCACCTTGTAATCAATCACCTTATCCCCGCACGTGATACACTTACCGGCACGGATAAAATCGCGGTAGTCGATTTTCTCGAAGGCGTTCTTTTCGTCAACACGACCTTCAGGCACGAAGGCGAACACGTCGGCAAGCACATTATCGTCATCGTCAACGCCAACCATAGCCACCGAAGTATTATCGTTGGTTTCCGACAAGTCAAGCCCAAGATACACAGTGCGCCCAGTCCAATCGATCTGAGACACCTTGCACGCCTGCACATCAGCCACGTCGATATAAGTCTCCGTGCCCTGACCCTGATAAATGATGTTACAGTGCTTGGTCAGGAAATTTTCTCGTGCTGATTCGACGGCGATGGCATAGGCACGCTTCTTCTTCAAGTCCTCCCAGATCTCCGGTATTTCAAGAGACACCGGGTTAGCCTGCCGCATTATAAGATCATCATCAGTCCAATTCTTCGTCTCGTCAGGCTCATACAAGAGACTGAAACGTGAGGGGTCATCGATAAGCCCATCAAGCACCTTCTTGCAATAACCTACTTCGTCCTCAAACGGGTTATCCACAGTCGGATACTTCGTGGAGATGATGAATCCCAGCTTGTTCAGAATATTAAGCTGTCCAGATCTCATGGCTTCAATGGCATAGCTGGTAGGCAATGCGCCCACCTCGTCAGCACAGAAGGCATTAGGAAGCTTACCGTCCATGCGGCTAGTCGAATAGCTCAAAGGAATGTACGTAGTGCTCAATGGCTTGAACGTGATTGAATCGCGTAGGATCTTCCACCGAGCCACGTCCTTGAACGAGTACACGTCTGGCGAACTTTTAAGCGTCTCAGAGATTGCTTCACGCACCTCACGGCTCAAAGTGCCATCAGGTGCCACAGAGTAAAATTTACTAAAACGCGGCTCAGTCAGGAACAACAGTATGAAAATCGTGGCGATGGTGTACGTTTTGAAGTTCTTTCGCGCGATCTCCAACACACATGTCTCATACTTCCGCTTCGCCGGATTATCCCTGCTAACCGTGCATAAAGTAGCGATATAGAAAAGCCATTGATATCCGGTAGTGCAATCGTACAATGACTGCCCGGCACGCAAGCCCTTCGGCATACGCAACACCTTGAGAATCGCATACAATTGCTTTACCTTGCGTCGGCTCACGAAATAAGTCTCGTCCTTACCGTCGCAAATATCAATCCACGCTTGCATCTGCTTACGAACATACTTAGGCGTGGCAGGTTCATCAATACACTTAGTGCAAAACTCATAACCCTTATTCTTCATCGTCTTCATCGTCCTCGGTTTCGCCATTAATCAACGCCAGCAGCGGATCAACATCCCCGCCTTCACGTTCAGCGTCAGACTTGCCGAAGCCTTGAATGATCTTCATAAGGGTTGTGACAGTGCGGTTGGCGCTGTCAGTGGTCGTATTGTATTCACGAACAGCCGGGTTAGTGTAAAGGTTCTTGCGTCCCTTCACATACTCCTTCTTCACCAGCATACCGTCTTGCTCAATCGACTTTTCCAAGTCGTTGAGAATCTTGATTTGCACTTGATAGCGTTTAAAGGTGGTGACAAAGAAGAAATTAGTCTGGACACCTGTTTTCTCGGCTATTTGCAGAATCTCGACAGCCTGTTCCTGAAGATTCTTGACACCCATCAGAACAGCCCCCATTCCGCAAGCTTCTCGAAACCGCCGACAGTACCGAAAACATACTGCTGAGCTTTACGCACGATCTCCGAGTAAGGGACGCCATTCACTTCGCTGTCACCAATGGCGCAACAAAGCGAGACAACCTTCCCCGTCTTCTGTGCGAGAAGATGCGCATAGATATTCACCGAAACGTCCGCCTTGCTCAGGTCTTTGCCGTGCAAGCCGCCTCCAGTCACTGCGCCACCCATGTCCGAGCCGAGCTTGCGGTTCGTCGCCCCCGTGTCCACATCAGTCCCGCCAGTCCAATAGCCGAGCGGATTCACCTTCACGCGATATGCAGCAGCGTCACGACCGCAACCACCAAGAGCCTTGGCGATGCTCCTGCGGAGCCTGCTGTCCTCGGCGCACGACTGGCAGGCGACGAACAACCCGTCAGCCAGCACAAACTTGCCATCGGTCGGATACTCGCTGTAAAGCGCACGGGCGATATGCGACAGGTCTTTTTCTTCCGCCGACAATGGCACGCCTCTAAAGATGCCATTGTCACCACATTTGATCCCACCAGCCTGATTGTCCGCCAAGTGAGGATCCTGTGGCACTTCCTTGTAATCAATCTCGATGCCATCAACTCCAGTGATACGACCCACAACACTTCTGATAACAGCGTCTGAAATCGGCACACTAGTTTCCGCGATAACATGGCACACGCCGTGACCGATAAGCACCTCAACAGCGATACGCGGTGCATCCGTCACCTTGTAGGCGTAGTCGACCAGCGCCCCTGCAATCCTGTCAGCCACCTTGTCAGGATGACTTGGATTAACTTTTTCAATCATTCTTATCAATCCTCCACCTTCACAGCTTCCATGCCAGTGAGCTTCTCCCACCTATCGACAATCACGTCGGCATACTTCGGATCATACTCCATAACTCGCGCCCTGCGCCCATTCTGCTCGCACGCGATAATAGTCGTTCCACTGCCACCGAACAAGTCTAGGACGATATCGTTCTTCGCGCTGCTATTGCGAATCTGATAATCGAACAATCCGACTGGCTTCATCGTCGGGTGCAGGTCGGCCTTTGTTGGCCTATCCCAGTCAATGACCGTCGTTTGTTTCCTGTCCCCATACCAGTTATGGGTGCCAGTCTCCTTCCAGCCGTAAAGACACGGCTCGTGCTTCCACTGGTAATCCTGCCGTCCCATGACGAGCGAGTTCTTATTCCAAATCAGCTCCTGCTTGACGGTAAGCCCAGCGTCCTCGACAGCGGTTACGAAGTTCACAACTTCCTTGCTTGCATACCAGACATAGAACGCCGCTCCGTCAGCCATCGCGTCGTAGGCATTACCAAACGCCGCGAGAAGAAAATCATGGAAGGCACTGGTGTCCATGCTGTCGTTCTCGATTTTCATAGCCTTGGCGCTCTTGCCAGTGTAGTCGACGTTGTAAGGCGGGTCGGTGATAAGAAGCGCAGCGCTCCCACCACCTCCTGTCTGCATTAGCTTCCGAACGTCATCGGGTTTCGTGCTGTCACCGCACATCAGGATATGGTTGCCGAGCCTGTACACATCGCCAAGCTTCGTCACTGGTTCCACTGGCGGCTCGGGAACACCCTCGTCTACGTCGCTCCCAGCCAAGTCGCTATCAGCATCAATGTCCCCGAAGTCAACATCGTCGAACCCGAACTCGCCCATGTCAATGTCATCGATACCGTTAAGCTCGATATCCAACTTGCCCAAATCCCACTCGGCAAGCTCAGCAGTCTTGTTATCCGCAAGACGAAACGCCTTCACCTGCTCAGGAGCAAGGTCACTCGCAACAATGACAGGCACTGTACCCAATCCGAGTTTCTTAGCCGCCTTCAATCTCGTATGCCCTGTGACGATCACGCCATCAGAATCCACCACAATAGGCACCTTGAAACCGAATTCCTTGATGGAAGCGGCGACCGCGTCCACAGCACCATCATTAAGACGCGGATTATTAGCATACGGGCTCAAATCCGCTACTTTTCTGTATTCCACTTTCAATTTGTCCATGAATATCAATCCTTTCTGCATCGTTTACTTGGCACCTAAATTTTTTCTCAGCGTTATCGCGCTTTATTCAAGTGTATCAACGGTTTTCGGCACGTTATCGAGGGTTTTTCCAAAAAAATAACGTAAATGGAATTTTTTGTAACCAGAGG